ATATATTATAGCTTTTAATATTATATATATATATAGCTTTTAATATAAAATAGCACACTTCTGCCACCCTGTCAAGGGGGTGGCTGGTGTTTTTAAGCAAATGCGGTTCGCTCGCCTTGGTGGAGCATCTGGCTCGCTCACTATGCGAGTGTAACGAGCTACTATGCTAATTTACAGAAAGTGCTTGACATTGGGTTTTATTCTTGGTATAATTAGAGGTAGAAGGACACCACTCGAACAAACCGACAAGGAACCAGATATGCCCAAGGGTCAGAAGCCAGCTGCTAAGAAGCCAGAGAAGGACTTTGGTGAGAAGATTCGTGCCAAAATGTCCGGCATGCGTAAGCCTACAGAAGAACTTGGTAAGAAGATACAGGGAGCGTTTCCTGCCATTTCTAACAAGTTTAAGGGTAAGGCTGAGGCTGACGCTAAGAAAGCCAAGATGAAGCCTGAGCCTAAGAAGAAGAAGTGATGGCTAAGAAGGGTGCTAATCTGTCTGTAGGTCGCGGGGAGAAGCTTCCCGTGTCCAAGGGTGCTGGCCTGACGGCTAAGGGCAGGGCGAAGTATAACGCAGCCACAGGAAGCAACCTGAAGGCTCCTGCGCCCAATCCGAAGACGAAGGCTGATGCAGGTAGGAAGAAGAGCTTCTGTGCCCGTATGGGCGGAATGAAGGGCCCTATGACGGATGAGAAGGGACGACCAACAAGAAAGGCAGCTTCTTTGAAGCGATGGGGATGTTCCTAATGCCTAGAGATTATACGAAAGAACGCCTTGCTGAACGGCCTGAGCGTGTTAAAGAACGGGCCAAGCGCAACAAAGCCCGTAGGGAATTGATGCGTGAGGGCAAGGTTAGTAAGGGAGACGGCAAAGTTGTCGACCACAAGAAGCCCCTCACCAAGGGTGGCAGTACAGCCAGAAGCAATCTGAAGGTACAGAGCGCAAAGGCTTCACATTCACAGGGCGGGAAGCTCCAGCCAAAGTCTGGAAAGGCCAAAGGCGGAAGAAACTAATGCAAACTACAGGAAATACAGGCGCTTTCGTGGAAGGCCAGCAATACGGCAAGAAGAAAGCCAAGAAGAAACAAACACATAAGATGCCTGATGGCACTGTTATGGCTGGAAAGGCCCATAAAGTTGTTAAAAAGGCACTTTCTAAGAAAAAGGGTAAGTAATGTTCATTCCAGACAAGTTTCAGCTAGGGGCACACACAGTTAGCGTACTGAAAGATGTCCCTCTTAAGGAAGCTTGGGGCGAGTGGAACAACGAAACAAAGACAATGCGCTTACGTAAGCCCTCTAAGCGCAATCCCGACACCTTCTACCACCAAACCTTCGTGCACGAGCTTGTGCATGCTGTGCTGGATACGATGGGACGAGAGGAGTTAAGCAAGGACGAGGGCTTTGTGGACGCATTTAGTGAATATCTAGCTCAAGCCATACTTTCTAGCAAGGGTGGCTTTGGCATCTCAAGAGAAGAAAAAGAATAATGGGCGAATTAGAAGTTAGACTGAGGGGCAAAAGCCTTGCCGATTACACCAACACACAGCTCCGGATGGCGCTGGGTGCTGTTCTGTATACAAATACTGCTGACATGTGGGACAAATACCTCAAGAGCCTTGGCTATTCGGGCTCCGTGTCAGCCATGCTTCAGAAATACTACGTAGACTATGCTATCCCCTCGCAATTTCGTAATTACATAAATGCTGGCGCTGCTATTAACAATCCGCAGAATCTGTTTGTAGACGGAAGCAAGGGCTACATCTACGACAACAACGACTACGTGAACCCGACTCTGTGGCGGCGTAATCTGCTCACCTATTCTGAGCAGTTTGATAATGCTGCATGGGTTAAAACAAATGCGTCCGTGACCGCCAACGCCGCCAATAACCACCTTGGCGCGGCTACTGCTGATAAGCTGATTCCTGACGCTGTTGCAACTCAGCACCGCCTTGACTCGTCAGGTGCGCCAGTATCGAACTCTACCGCGTACACGATAAGCTGTTATGCCAAGGCTGACGGATATGGGTTCATTGTGCTTCGTTTGCGGGATGCTGTTTCAACGGCTGACGCTATTTTTAACCTAAGCACGGGCGCAGTCGGGGCGATTACAATTTCGTCATGGTCTGCGGGGTCGAATTCCATTGAGTCCCTTGGTAGTGGGTGGTATCGCTGTTCGTTTACCGCAACATCAAATGTCGCAGGCGCAAGCGCCAGCATAGCCATCGGACGCATCAATGTAGGCAACCCGTCATCAAGTGGCGATGTATCTGCATGGTCGGGAAACGGCACTGACGGCATCCTTGTCTGGGGCGCTCAGGTTGAATCCGGCGCAACCCCCACCACCTACCAACGCATCACCGACTTCAACTCCGACTTCCTCGCGGCCTATCCAAACACGACGCTGTATGTGGACTCTGCTGGCACTACGCCAGCCACGGTGAACGGGCTTGTGGGCTTGCAGTTGGATAAGTCTGGCAATCTGGCTATTGGTGCTGAGCTAATCAGCAATGGCGACTTCTCTGGCGGCACGACTGGCTGGACTGCTAGTGCTGCCGGCACAATCTCTGTGGTTGGTGGCAGGCTACGGCTTGAGAATACAACTGCTGAGGCAACTGCCCACGCAACATTTACCACTGAGGTTGGCAAGTGGTACACGCTGAATATTGATGTATTCAAGCAGACACTAGCAACCCCACAGGTCCGAATTGGCAATGGTGTCGGCCAGCTTCAAGGCGGGTTCTTCACCTTCGGCACTGACGGCTCAAAGGTTTTCCGTTTTTTTGCGTCTGCTACAACCACATACATATCCATTAACACTAATGTCGCAACACTGGGGCTTTACTGCGATATTGACAATGTATCGGTCAAATCTTTGGCAGGCAACCACCGCTACCAGACCACCACAGGCAACAAGCCCATCCTTCGCGGTACGCCTGTTGGCTCTAACTTCTTTACCAACGGTGACGGCTCAACCACTACGGGCTGGAATACTGACGGCGTTTCTACCCTTGCGTCCGTTGGTGGCAGACTGCGCCTAACAAAAGCGGCGGCGGCGTTTGGATATGCTTACAAAAACTTCACTACTGTGGTCGGGCGGGTTTACCTGATTAAGTGGAAAGCCTACACAGGCACGGCTGGCCCGTACTTCTCTGCTGGCGTGGATAGTGGTGCTGGCAAAGCGTATGTGTCGAACAGAACGACAACTGGTGAAGCCTACTTCACAGCTACATCTACGACTGCTGGCGTTTTCATTCAGGTGAATGACGCAACGGCATCGCTCACTTATGCAGAGTTCGATGATATTGAGGTTATTGACGCATCCGCAGACGCAGTCACCGCCCCCTACGGCATCCAATATGACGGCATTGACGACTTCCTGACGACTGCCTCAGTCGATTTCACGGCTACGGACAAGATGGCGGTTGTCATGGGGGTGCGGAAGTTGAGTGATGCGGCTCTCGGCGTGGCTGTGGAGTTGAGCGCGTCTGTATTCGCCAACCCCGGCGCGTTCTGGATTGCCGCACCTGACTCGGCGGCGGCTAATGTGCAGTTCCGTGCAGGTGGTTCAAGTACGGGCAACCTTGTGCGCACAGGACTGACCTCGCCTATCTCGATGGTCATTGCGGGTGCTGCGTCCATTGCTGGCGACGCACTTGTGTTGCGGGTGAACGGTGCTGAAACAATATCCTTGGCTGACCAAGGCACAGGCAACTTCGGCAACTACCCGCTCTACTTCGGACGGCGCAATGGCGCATCGCTTCCGTTCAACGGCCTCGACTTCGGCGGCGTTTGTATTGGCAAAACGCTTACAGCTACACAGCTGGCTAGTGTTGAGAAATGGGTATCCTTACGCACAGGAGTGACGATATGAGCGAATACCTTTTCCGTACCTTGATTGTCACAGCCGACAACGCCCCGCTTGCCCGTTCCCTTGCCGCTGGCCTAACCCCCGCTGGGGATGGGATGTTTACAGCCGCCCTGTCTAGCACAGGACTGGCTCCTGCTACGCATTACATTAGCACGGGCCCCATGGACGCAGAACTGATGCTTGCCCTTGACTCAGCAGACACGCTGTACGCTGCTTGTCAAGAGGCTGAGGCTGATATCCCCCTTGCGGCCTGCCAAAAGCTGATTGCTGAAAGCGATGTCAGCGATGAACAGCCATTCTCCGCGATGGAACGCTTGAGCCTGAAGCTGGTGCAGGAGGAACTGTAATGGCATTTAAGCCGACACTTCCCACATTAGTTAACACAGGAAACATACAAGCCCAGCTCACTACAATAAGCAGAAAAGGACGCATTTAGTGCTACTAGTATAGTTGATACTTCAAGCAATTTACTTAAATTGGACACTTCTAGCGTAGCAAACTTGTAATTAGGTAATATTCCTGTCAGCAAGGCATACTTTGGAATCACGAGAGTGTTTTAAGATAATAATAATTAAAAGGCATACTAATGACAGATAGAAGCAAATTTGCGAGAGCTACAGCAAACGGAAGTTTGCAGAGCCTTGTAACTAATTACAATGCCAATCTCGATACGCTAGAGCAAGAATTAGAAAACACGTTAAATCGAAAAGACGACGTGTTGCCAAATAGCATGGAAGACGTGCTTGACATGAATAGCAATCGAGTCATAAACATGGCCGACGCTCTTTATGAATCAGATGCCGTTACAAAACGCCAACTTGACCATTCGCTTGCGACATACCAACTTGGCGTTGTTGACAAGATAGACTTTTACCCAACCCCAACAGACCCAAGCGCTGAAGGTAGGTTGATGTGGAACAATCAAGACGGCACGTTAGACTTAGGACTCAAAGGCGGTCAGGTTGTACTTCAGTTAGGCCAAGAACAGGTTATTCGAGTAGTTAATAAAACTGGCGACGACCTACTTAAAGCTAACTACCAATGCGTAAAGATTAGTGGAGCGCAGGGACAGCGACCTAAGATTGGATTAGCCCTTGCTAATAATGACTTCAACTCAACCGACACAATTGGACTTGTAACAGAAGACATTCTTGAAAACGAAGAGGGCTTTGTAACTACAAGTGGCTTAATTAGAAACTTGAACACTACTGGCTCTGTTCAGGGAGAGTCTTGGATTGATGGAGACGTGCTTTATTTGTCAGGAACTGTAGCTGGTAAGATTACAAACATAAAGCCCTCTGCTCCGACGCACACAATTATAGTTGGCTTTGTAATTCACACGCATGCTAACCAAGGCTCCATCTTTATTAAGGTGGACAATGGTTACGAAATTGACGAGCTTCATAATGTAAAAATAACAACACCAGTAAATGGACAAGCTCTTGTTTATGATAATGGTTTGTGGGAAAACACCACAATTGAAGGTGACTTAAATTATTACCACGTTCAATCATCGCCGTCAACAACGTGGAATGTAACTCATTCATTAAATAAGTATCCGTCAGTAACAGTAATAGATAGCGCAGGAACTGTGATGGAAGGCGACGTTAGTTACAGCAATCTCAACCAAGTAGTTTTAACCTTTCAATCTTCCTTTGCCGGAAGCGCAACTTTTAACTAAGGACAATAATAAAAATGGCACGGACTTTTCTTACAGCTATCAACTTAAACAAAAATGAGTTGCAAAATGCTAGAATTCAAAACTTAGCTTCTGCGCCTAGCTCTGTTTCCTCTGTAACTGGTCAAGTATATTATAATACGGTAGATAACAAAACGTATTATTTTAATGGAACCTCGTGGGTAGACATGACTGGTGGAGCAGGTTCCATTAATAATGGAACGCTTGCGCTTACAGTATCTGCAGGCGCTACTAACACTGGAGTTACGCTGGGCACTGGCACAGGATTTAGTGCTAACACCGCATCTAACGTAACTTACGATATTGATGTCGGCCCTGCTATATCAAATTTAGCCACTACAATGACGGGCGCGAGCTCCGGCTTTCTAAAGAAAAGCGCCGCTGACACTTACACAGTAGACACAACGACGTATTTGACGGCAGAGGCTGATACGTTAGCCACAGTGACTGGTCGTGGCGCTACTACTAGCACGGCAGTTAGCATCACTAATGCTACGGCATCTAGCACAACTGGAACAGGCGCTCTTATTGTAACTGGTGGTGTCGGTATTGGCGGCAATGCTAATATTGGCGGAAACGCTATTATTACTGGTAACCTGACAGTTAACGGCACAACTACGACAGTTAACTCCACTACCACTACTCTTGACGACCCTATTCTTACGCTCGGCGGCGATACTGCTCCGACCTCTGATGACAATAAAGACAGGGGTGTGGAGTTTAGATACTACACAGGCGGCGTTGCAAAAGTAGGTTTCTTTGGCTACGATGACTCTACTGGATTCCTCACCTACATCCCAGACGCCACCAATACTTCAGAAGTGTTTTCTGGAGCCGTGGGTGGATTTGCTGGCTCTGCTGAGTCGGTGGGTAACACGCACGATACAACAAAGCGCAAAATCTGGTCAGGCACACAAGCTGCATATAATGCTCTTACCAAAGACGCAACCACAATTTACAACATCACAGATGCCGCTGCGCCCCCTGCCAAATATGCTCAGGCTATTGCAGGCACTGCGCTTACTGAAGTCATCACCCACAACCTGAACACACGCGACTGTACGGTTCAAGTTGTTCGCGCAACTACTCCGTGGGACACCGTGGAATGTGATGTTGAGATGACCAGTACAACCACCATTACTTTGCGGTTTGCATCTGCCCCAACTGCTGGCGAATATCGCGTAGTTGTAATTGGATAATATATGGCTCGGAAAGTACTCACGCAGCTTGATTTTCCCGGCGGCACACTGTCTGGACGGATGCTGGTCAATGGCAACGGCAACATCGTTTATGAAAACGATAACGGCGTTTACATTCCGCGTCCGCAAAACGCCACGTACCGGACAACGACCGCCACCGTTACCGGTGCGTTATCCATTCAGTTACCGACCTCGCTATACGCCAGCTCGTCGGACATGCTTTCTTTCTGGGTAGACATTTACGACTACGCCACGAACGAGAGCCTGTCTGTTTACGTGTCCGGGTACGTGTATAACAGCTCGGGGAATTGGGTCAGCTGTAGCGCCGCGATACTTACAAGCAATGCGAACAAAGACTTCACCGTTCGTTTCTGCCATGACGGAACGCGCCACGTCGTCTGTATTGGCGAAACCAATTCTACTTGGGACTACCCGCAAGTAACCGTCCGTGATTTCCAGGCTGGCTTTACCGCGGCGGCCAACAACTCCGACGACGGATGGGCGATTACCTTTTTGACCACACTGCCCACCGTCATGCAGACGGCCACTGGCAACCTTGTCGTTGCAAAAAGCGCTACTACAGCCACTACTGCAAACGCCGTGCCTTGGTCTGGCGTTACCAGCAAGCCGACGACGCTTTCGGGTTTTGGCATTACTGACGCCGTTACGACAGACACCACACAAACGGTTTCAGGGCAGAAAACATTCTCGGCCGCGGCGACGTTGTTTTCTAACGCCGCGTATGACCTGCGGGTGCTTGCGTCGTCCCTCGACGCATCGGCGCCGTCCATACAGTCGTACAACTCAAAACCTCTGTATCTGAACCCGCTCGGGAACGCCGTCTACATTGGGAGTCAGACTGCGCTTCATACTGGTAACTACAACACCTACGCCCCAACGCTGACAGGTACTGGTGCTTCAGGCACATGGGGTATCAACGTAACTGGCAATGCCGCTACTGTAACTAACGGAGTCTATACAACCGGCGACCAAACCATTGCTGGTAAAAAAGTAATGACCCCTACCGTAGCTACGGGGGCCTCTACAGAACAGGCATTTCGCATTGCTCCAAACACGTTAGCCGGAGCACCTGAATGGCGTAATATGTTTAACCTTCAGAGCACGTACAACGCAGGCGTGAACGGACATGGGTTTTACATTAAAGCAAACGCTTCTAACCAGTTTGAAATCGTAACGGACTGGAGTACACATCTTCGTCTTGGTGTTATTACAAACGCTGGTAACGCTGCAAACGCAACCGCAGCAAAATACCTTAACCTGACCACGGCTGCAATCACGTGGGATGGCAACGCGCTTTTAGACGCTGCGAACTACACGACATACACCGTAACAAAAACAGGTACGGGTGCTTCTGGAACTTGGGGTATTTCAATTACTGGAAACGCAGCTACAGTGACAGATTATAATTCTGGTACTAAAAAGCTGTGGTCTGGCACACAAACGCAATACAACGCGCTTACTCCACAATCTGATACCCTGTATTACATAACAGATGCTACCGTTCCTTTAGCATCGTGGACCACCCTAACAGACAAGCCCACTACAGTTACTGGGTTTGGTATAACGGATGTCTACACAAAGACGCAGAGTGACGTTAACTACCCAACAAAAGCTGGCGCTGGAGCCACTGGTTCTTGGGGCATTAGCGTTACAGGCTCTTCGGCCTCGTGCACAGGAAACGCTGCCACTGTGACTAATGGCGTATATACTACGGGCAATCAAACAATTGCTGGTGATAAGACGTTTAGTGGAACTACTGCGTTAGCCGCTACATCTACAATCAATGGCGCTGTGGTTGGTTATAGAGATGTTCCAGTCACAATTAGCAATGCTGCCACCACATTTGCTTTGGCGGATGCAGGCAAGGCATTTGGTAAAGACAACGCAACCGCGTACACTTACACCATTCCTGCTAACGGAACTGTTGCGTTTCCTATCGGAACTGTTATTACAGTGTTCAACAACAACGCCACCAGTAATATTACAGTAGCAATTACAACAGATACGTTGCGTCTTGCGGGAACCACAACAACAGGCAGCAGAACTGTAGCCCCCTTTGCCCTGTGCACGTTGTTTAAGGTTTCGTCTACAGTTTGGCTTGCCTCCGGCGCGGGAGTGACATAATGTCAGGAGCTATGCAAATGCTAATGGCATATCGCGCAACAGTGTCATCTGGCTCTTTAGATACCACTGCTTTTACTGCTGATGATATAGTTGGCGGCGGCGGGTCTGAAGCATACGCTGAATTTAACACTGATGGCACGGCAACGCTAGTTGGTAATCAAGGAACAAGTCCAGCGAGCCCAAGGTGGTGGTCGGTATCGTCACCCCCTGCTACATGGATGAGTTATACATCTACAGGCGCTGGAACAATAACGGGCGGCTTGGCGGCAAGCACTCGATATCAGTTAAATGTTGTTAGAAAACTGGGGGTCTCCAGAGTAACGCTTGGCTCGGCTAACAGAACCTTTACAATTACTTTTTTTGATGCAGCTACTGGCGGAAACACGCTGGGAACAAAGACCTTTACCGCGACTGCTGAGTACGCATAAAACTACCATAGGATAGAATAATACACATGACTATTGAATTAGGCACAACAGATATTAATAAGGTTTATCTAGGAACCACGCAGGTTAACAGAGTCTATGCGGGAACTAATATTATTTTTGGCAGTGGCTCGGCAACTGGCGCTGTACTTAGCTCTAACTTTAATGACGAAATCTTTATATCTAATGCTGGCGGCTCTCAAGCGACAGCAGGTATTACATTCCAACCTAACGGCACTGTAGACGGCAATAACGTAGTTCAGCTCAATTGGTTTAGTTCAATTAGTGCTGGCATTGGTGCGTCGTACTGGCTCTTGGTTAACACTCCAAGTTCGGGAACATTTACGACTGGCACAATCGGAACAAGACAGGTCATGTCTAGCGCTCGTGCATATACAGCAACCACTACAGGTACTGGCCCAGTTAGACAAAAGGCAGTTACTGCCACCTATCAAATTTGGGACGCCGCTACTGGCGGCACTCAGGTTGGTAGTGGAACAATTACGTTGTCTGCTAACGCAGAAGATGATGCTTAATTAACATATAACAAGGACGTTATGAACGACATTCCCCCACAAGAATTTGGATACCTACAGGCTACAGTGGACAAGCTGGAAGACCGTGTGGAAAAACTGACGGCTGCTGTAGAAGCCCTTACCGCTACCCTTAATCAAACCAAGGGCGGCTGGAAGCTACTTGCAGCCTTGGGAAGCGTAGTATCTTTGGTCACCGTGCTCACTCTGAAGTTTTTTGGGTTCGTTAAAGGATACTAATATGAAGCTTATGAAAGGCTGGAAAACTTTAACATTTAACATACTGGCTATTGCTGTAATGCAATGGGATGATGTTCGACAGGGCATCCTTGCTTTGTTTGGCGGATGGGAATATGCAGTGTCTGTGCTTGCCGCATTAAATATTGTATTGCGTGTAATCACTGTAGGCCCTGTAGCAATGATGTGGATTAGCAAAGGAGAACAAGATGGCGTGGAAGTTCGGAAAGAAAAGCCTTGAGCGTTTAGCTGGCATTAAAGAGCCAATGCAAGCTCTTGCTAAAGCTGCCATTGTAGACAGCCCGTATGACTTCAGCATCACTTGTGGACTGCGTACAGTGGAAGAGCAGAAAGTGCTTGTGGCTACAGGCAAGAGCAAGACCATGAAGTCTAAGCACCTCACGGGAGATGCCTTTGACATTGCCGTGTTTGTTGATGGCAAGCTGACATGGGAACTGAAATACTACAAAGCTGTTGCTACACATATTAAGAAGGTTGCTGCTAAGCTGGGCATTAATATTGTCTGGGGCGGCGACTGGAAATCTTTTATCGACGGCCCTCATTTTGAGCTGAGTAAATAATGCCTATTGTATTACATTTTCTTTCTAGTGCTTGGGAACTGCTGAAGAAGGTTCCCCTAAAAGTGTGGCTTGTTATTGCATTGCTCATCGGTGTTTTGTACTATGGACACAAGCGTTATGACCAAGGCTATGAAGACGCAAAGGCAGACACAGCTCTTGAAGTTGCCACGGAACGTGCACTTGCTGAAGAGGCTCGTAGGAAGCTTGAACAGAAGTACAATGAACAAGCAACGAAATTCATTCTGGAGAGGGATAAAGAATATGCAAAACGTGATAAAGTTATTTCTGATTGGCAGTCTGGTAGGCTGCGCCTCAAAGCCCGTTTCCTACCCCAAGCCTGTACCGCCAGCGGAGATAATGCAGGAACAGAAACCGGACTTCTTGGAGAGGATGTGCAATTTCTTATTCGAGAAGCCACAAGAGCAGACGCAATCGTGCAACAGCTCACAGCCTGTCAAGGACTAATTAAAGATGACCAAGCGACCTCGCAGTGACTTTCTGGACAGCATGGGCAGATACAAGACGCAGAGTTTGTTTCTTGAGACAGCCTACGACTCAGACGCATTTTTTACATTTGATGGCGTAGATAAAGAGTACAAAGGCAAGACTTACACTAGTCTGAAGCGCCTCTATCTTGAGATGGAAGATGTGACAGAGTATAACTTTGCCTCTACCTATCTCGCAGATTGGAACCATTGGAAGAAGATTTGCGGCAACGCCGACTTGCGTAGGGAGATTGATTTCTGGAGAGAGGAGTTGGAGCTCAAGCTCACAGCCCGTAACCTGCAGAAGATTAGAGACCTTGCTCAAGATGGCAACTACAATGCAGCAAAGTATTTAGCTAACAAAGAATATGCCTCTGGCAAGGGCCGTCCGAGCAAGGCAGATAAGGAAGGCGCTTTGAAGAAAGCAGCCATGATTGATACAGAAACCAAAGAAGAGAGTGCACGCATTCTGTCACTCGTAAAAGGAAATAGCAATGGCTAAACTTACTCTAAATGATTTGTTAAGTGGCAGTTTTACAGTTGACTTGCTTAACGCCAACTTTACATTAATTGAGAGCGCTATTGAGAACACACTGTCCAGAAATGGTACAGCGCCAAACTCTATGGCCGCTCCGCTGGACATGAACAGCAACCGTATCCTCAACCTACCCACAGCAGCCACTAATAGCGAGCCCGTTACGCTTGGGCAGCTCACCTCATTGAGCACGCTCAACCTGTACACCCCAGAAAATCATGTTCACGCATGGACTGAGATTACAGGTAAGCCCTCTACATTTACACCAGCTGCGCACACTCATCCGCAAAGTGACGTTACAAACTTGGTTACGGATTTGGCAGCGCTAGATACGCGATTGGATTCTATCGAGGCAGAACCTACCATTTATGTCCAGTCTGGAGCTCCAACAACCCCAGCCACTGGCGACCTTTGGTTCTGGTGACGTATGGCAGGTAAACGACGTTCTAGCACAAGCTGGATAGACATTACCACTAAAAAGAGACGTGCCAGTTCCAGTTGGGTGGACATCACCACTGCAAAACGCTGGAACGGAAGTGAGTGGATAGACCTGTTTCCTTCGGGAGGAGGAGCTACCCTACTTCTTGGAAACACTACTTCTGACTTTACAGATTTTCTAAGTTGCGACAATCCAAGTGGCTCTTGCCCATTATCTGATGCGCAATCTGATGTGGTAGTGTATAACGTAACTGGAGGTACAGCGCCGTATAGCGTAGTTGCCGTGGTTAGCGATGGCCCAGCTCTTACCATTGTCGTAGATAATGTAGCTAAGACAATTACAGCATCCACAACAGTTAACAGAAACTTTACAAAGTCGGGCGAGATTAAGGTTACGGTAACGGATTCTGCAGGTACTCCCAATGTTGCAGATTTTTATTTACCGTTTTCCTTCTCTTATGAATATACAGAAAACGGCTTTGGCCCTCCGTTTGAGCCTGACCTGCCGCCATCGGAGCAGTTTTAATGAGTTTAACACAAGATGAGATTAGACAAGCAGCTGAGTCAGATTTAGAGGTTTTTATTGGGCTCGTAGCTCCGCACCTCTTGATTGGCGAATGCCACAGAGAACTAATCCGCTGGTGGACTAGCTCAACACGCAAAGACAACGTGATGGTGCTACTGCCACGTGGTCACTTAAAGAGCATGCTGATTGCGTACAAGACTGTCTGGGAGCTTACAAAAGACCCTACAGAAACTATTCTGTACGTATCAGCTACCGCCGACCTTGCAGAGCAACAGCTGGCCTTGATGAAAAACATCCTGACTAGCAAGACATATCTCAAGTATTGGCCTGACATGGTGCATCCTCAGGAAGGCAAGCGGGAAAAGTGGAGCCTGAGTGAGATTTGTGTTGACCACCCGCTTCGTAAGAAAGAGGGCATTCGTGACCCTTCTATTAAGACGGCTGGCCTAACCACAAACATCACGGGCTTCCACGCAACTAAGGTGAAGCTGGACGACGTGGTGGTTCCTAAGAACGCATACACAGAGGACGGACGACAGGCTGTAGCGGCTATTATTAGCCAGATTGCCTCGATTAAAGTGCCGGACGCTCAGATGGATTGCGTGGGCACTCGCTATCACGGCAAAGACCAATACACGACGTTTCTTAAGCAGAGCTACTTTGTGTATGAGGACGATGATAGCGAAGACCCGACCAACGAAGAGTATGTCTGGGATAGTTGGATTAAGGTTGTAGAGACGGATGGTGAGTTTTTGTGGCCTAGGGCCCGTCGTGCTGACGGCAAGCGCTTTGGCTTTGATAGAAATGTTCTGAGCAAGATTAAGGCAGAGTATGAAGACAAAACGCAGTTCTATGCGCAGTACTACCAAAACCCTAATGACCCATCCAATCTCCGTATTCGACCCGAAAAATTCCAATACTTTGACGTCAAACACGTCACGAATGAACCGGACGGCTGGTATTTCAAAGACCGCAAGCTCAACGTGTTTGCTGCAATTGACTTTGCTTTCTCCACCAAGGCAAAAGCGGATAGCACTGCTATTGTGGTTGTTGGTATGGATAGCGAGTCTAATATCTATGTACTGGATATTGACAGGTTTAAGAGCGATAGGATTAGCGATTACTTCAATGCTATCTTAAGGATGTATCAGAAGTGGGGCTTTAGAAAGATTAGATGCGAGGTGTCTGTGGCCCAGCAGGTAATTGTTCGTGACCTTAAAGACAACTACATTGCTAGGCAGGGACTGAGCCTTATCGTAGATGAATACCGCCCTAACAGAAGTGAAGGTAATAAGGAGGAGCGCATTGCCGCTACCCTTGAGCCTAAGTATGATAACCTAAAGATGTGGCATTCAAAAAGCGCCAACACCTCGGCCTTAGAAGAGGAGCTGATGCTTGAGAAGCCCCCACATGATGACATCAAGGATGCCTTGACAGCAGCTGTGGATATTGCTACGCCCCCTATGGGCAGAGGAAACAAGATGAAACGAACTAACGTATTGCAATTTAATAGCCGATTTGGAGGCATTTCCGCATGAGTGTTAAAGTAGCTGAAATCAAGAACATCCTGCAACCGCATTCTATGGCATCAGAAATTGCCTATATGTGGGACAACTTTAACACCAACCGCAACACTTGGGTTAAAGAGAAGGAAGAACTCCGCAATTACATATTTGCGACCGATACGACTAAGACAACGAACAGCAAGCTTCCGTGGAAAAACAAAACCACAATTCCGAAGCTTTGTCAAATCCGTGACAATCTCCACGCCAACTACGCCTCTGCCATATTCCCTAACGACAACTGGTTTAAGTGGGAAGCTCATAGCAAGGACGGCTCTTTGGTTACAAAGCGAAAGGCTATAGAAGCCTACATGTCCAACAAGGTCAGACTGTCCGGCTTTAGAAATGAAATCTATAAGCTTTTGTATGACTACATTGACTACGGAAACGCCTTTTGGGATGTAGTGTTTGTTAATGAAACCCATACGGACGCGGATGGTAACGTCATTCAGGGCTACCGCGGCCCTAAGTTAAAGCGTATTAGTCCTTATGACGTGGTTTTTAACCTGACCGCCAACAGCTTCAAAGACTCCTATAACATTGTCCGAAGTGTTAAAACTTTCGGAGAATTGCAATGGGAGCTTGACAATATGCCAGAAATGGGTTATAATAAGGATGTAATTGGGGAGATGCACTCGTACAGACAAACTCTGTCGGGATACGCTACCGAGGATATGTCCAAGGCATTGGCCCTGCAGGTGGATGGTTTTGGCAACTTCTCAGACTATTTGCAAAGCGGATATGTGGAACTGCTTGAATTTGAAGGGTCTATTAGCAATAAGGACACTGGCGAATTCTTACAGAACGTCCTAATCACCGTGTCTGATAGAAGTAGGGTGTTGCGAGTGGTTCCCATGCCCTCATGGATGGGTAAGACCACCAAGGGTCACGTACAGTGGCGCATGCGTCCTGATAACCTCTATGGTATGGGGCCTTTGGACAATCTGGTGGGTATGCAGTATCGCATTGACCATCTGGAGAACCTGAAGGCTGATGCAATGGACTTGGCTGTGCACCCGCCTCTGGCGATTACAGGCAATGTGGAAGAATTTGATTGGGCGCCCGGCGCTGAAATTATAGTTGGTGAGGGCGGTAGTATCCAAGAGCTTGGCAAAAGCTTGCAAGGTGTTATGGCTGCTAACAGCGAAATTTCCATGCTTGAGTTTAAGATGGAAGAAATGGCCGGGGCCCCCAAGCAAGCTATGGGCATCAGAACTCCGGGCGAAAAGACAGCTTACGAGGTACAAAGCCTTGAACAAGCTGCTTCCCGTATCTTCCAGAACAAGATTACACACTTTGAGATTGAGTGTATTGAAGATGCGCTAAATAAGATGTTTGAGGTTGCCAAGCGTAATATGGACGGCACTGACCTTGTTAGAATCATTGATGACGATGTGGGTGTCATGGAGTTCATGGAAGTAACCAAGGACGACATCACTGCAGCTGGTAAGCTTAGACCTACTGGGGCTAGACATTTTGCTGCTCAAGCCACGGTAATTCAGAATCTCAGCAACTTTTATCAATCTGCCGTTGGACAAGACCCTGCGGTAAGGGCTCACATTTCTGGTAAGGCTGTAGCTAAGCTTGTTGAGGAATTCCTCGGACTTGAGAAGTTTATGCTTTATCAAGAAAATGTCAGAATCTTTGAGGAAGTTGAAACACAAAGTCTGGCACAAGAAGCTACGGCACAGATGCAAGAGACTGCTGCTACTCCAACTGAAACACAACCAGCGGCTCCGATGCCGCCACAACAAGGACAAATGTAATGGCTACTAAGTTAAGTTTGAAAGAAGGCGTTAATTGGGCTGACCCGCAGAAAGCCGCTAAGAAAAGAGCCGCACTGTCTAGGGCTGGCAAAGCTCGTGGCGGAAAGCCTATGGCTGGCGCTCCTGAAGCTGGAGCTAAAAGACGAGGCGGCAAACCGATGGCTGGCGAAAGCAAGGCAGCTCCTGCTGTAGATGTCAATAAAAAAGCTCCAGATAAAACAAAAGCAAAAGCCACTCCGACGATGACTCGCGGCTCTATGAAGCGCTCGGCTATACCAAAAGCTGAAACAACAGTGCGTGATGTTGTCACTGAAAATAAGATGTCGGCTCCTGCTTCTTCAGGTATTTCTAAGAAGGCCCGTAACATTCAAATTGGTGGCCTGGTTGGACGTACTGGTGGCAAGTGGCACTTGGGCAAGAAAGTTGGTAAGGGCTAATGCAGCTCGCTTGGCTAAAGGGAGCAAAGACTCCTGAGGCAAAGAAAGAACGTAAAGCACTTATACAGGCATCATTGCCTACACTAAATATATTAAAAGAAATTCTTGAGGATGAACTGACAAATTTGGAGGATAATGAGTTAAAAAGCGATGTCTACAATGCGTCCAATTGGGCGTATCTGCAAGCCGATATTAACGGCGCTAAACGAACTTACCGAAAGGTGATTGACCTATTGCCAATTAAGGAATCCAAATGACTGATACAACCCTTTTCCCTGATGCTAGCACGACCCCGCCGATTCAGGAACCCGCCACTACTCCAGCTGCCCCCGTCTTACCGGACGAGGTTGCTAGCCTAGTCGGAGTTGGCAAAAAGTACACTACTGTCGACGATGCTCTTAAAGCCCTGCCTCATGCCCAAGCACATATTGTAAGGATTGAGGAAGAGAACAAGACTCTGAGAGAAAAAGCAGCTCAAGCACGAGCTCTTGAAGAAGTGTACGAAGCACTTACATCACGTCCACCGAACGGAGAGGCGACCCCTACCATGACTCAGGCGTTTGACGAAACAATGTTAGATGAGGTGCTGGAGCGCAAGCTCCAAGAAAAGCAAGCGCAAGAGCTGCGCAACAACAACCTGTCTACAGTGAGAGATAGCCTTACAGAGAAGTTTGGCGAAAAGGCTTCGGAAGTGTTTGGCAATAAAGCCAAAGAGCTTGGAGTCAATGAAGCTTTCCTGACAGATGTTGCTGCGAAGTCCCCTAAAGCTGCTATGGAACTGTTCGGACTGGCAAAGAAGGATACTATGCCGTCTACCGCAGCTCCCGTAGGTAGCATTAACACTCAAGCGCTTGCAGGTACTAAACCTGCTCCCATTCCAAAGGCTGTAATGGCTGGGGCCAAAACTGAAGATATTCTGGCAGCTTGGCGAGCAGTTTCTCCGACTAACACACAATAAGGAAATATTATGCAACTTACAGGTAATACTGCGGCTTTTATTGAAGCCCAACAGTACTCGAACTTCATTCTGTCAAACCTGCACGACGGTCTGCTGCCGAGTACTTTCTACCGCAACGTCTCCGACTTTCCGGCTGGCACTACACTGAACATCAAGGTTGTTGGCGCTGCCACCATCCAAGACGTTGAAGAAGACAAAGCCGTCACCTACAACCCGATTGACACCTCGACTGTCACACTGGCTATCACCGACTACATTGGTGATGCTTGGTATGTGTCGGACGTTCTGCGTCAAGACGGTGCTCAAATCGAACAGCTGATGGCTATGCGTGGTGTTGAATCCACTCGTGCCATTCAGGAAGACTTCGAATCGAAGTTCCTGAAAGTCTGCGGCATCACAGCTCAAACAGCTGCTGACAAAAATGCCATCAACGGCTTTGACCACCGCTGGGTGGCTGACGCTGGTGCTGACAACAGCTACAAGATGGGTCTGAGCGACTTCATTGACATGAAGCTGGCTTTCGACAAGGCCAATGTTCCGCAAGCTGGTCGTATCGTTCTGGTCGACCCTGTTGTGGAAGCTACTCTGAACAAGCTGGCTGGCGCTACTGTTTCTATGGACAGAAACCCGCAGTTCCAAGGCGTTCTGGAGCAAGGCTTTGCTCGTGACCACAAGTTCCTGTTTAACCTGTTTGGCTGGGACATCTACACCTCGTCGCGTCTGCCGACTATTGGCGCTGCCGAAGCCATCACCCACAATGGTGTTGCTGATACAGCTCCGATTGGCTCGGTTGCTAACGTGTTCATGAACGTGCTTGATGATTCTACCAAGCCGATTATGGGTGCATGGCGTCAAATGCCGAAGGTCGAAGGCGAGCGTAACAAAGACTTGGCCCGTGATGAGTTTGTGACTCGCGCTCGCTATGGCTTTGGTCGTCAGCGTCCTGAGTCTCTGGGTGTGGTTCTGACTTCTGCCAGCAACTACTAATAAAGGAGATTTAATATGACAACTCAAGTTATCAATGGCGTTAAAAACTACTACGGCGCTAAAGGCCGTCATGAAGCCGTGCAAGGCGTTCTGGAAACGGACGGCTGCGTGAAAGAAGGCGTTGTGACATTTACTGGTGAAAACTATCAGAGCGTTGCGTTTAGCCTTCCGGCTGGCGCTGCTATCGTAGGCAAACCGCTGGTTGAAATCACTGAAGCCTTCGTGCTCGGCGGTACAACCCCGACAATCAACATCGGTGTCTCTGGTTCGCACGGTACTAACTACCTTGCCGAAATCAGCGAAGCCAACGCAGAAGCTCTGGGCACATACGCCTCGGCTGCTCCGGCTGGCACACTGGCTGTTGACGCTCCGCTGGCGGCTGCTGCCAACATCGTGGTGGCTCTGGATGGCACAAGCCCGACCATTACCGCTGCTGGTAAGGCTAAGATTGTGTTTCAGTATCGCGTCATCTAAGTAGTAAACCGAGGGGCTGGGATTGGCCTAGCCCCTCTCTTACAGGAATTAATGCCACATGGCTAAAATGACCTTGCTAGACGTTGTACAAGAAATTCTGTCCGACATGAACTCGGACAACGTTAACAGTATTAATGATACTGTCGAAGCGCAGCAAGTGGTACAGATTGCAAAGCGCACCTATTTTAACATGATTAATGAGCGCATTCTGCCGCATACGGCCTCGTTCTTTAATCTCACTGCTGTAGTAAATCCAGCTAAGCCCACACACGTCCGCATTGAGGATGATGTCATTCGGGTAGAAAGTCTTAAATACGATTGCAGACGGGACGTAGCAGACCCAGTAGACCCCAGAGAAATCACCTACCTGACTCCAAAGGAGTTTGTAGATTTGTCTATGAGTCGCAATCCAAGCAATCCCTCTGTGACTACAGTGTTGGACAGCATGCCGTTGTTTATAATTAACAATGCGCCACCTATATATTGGACATCCTTTGACGACAAGCATTTAGTGTTTGACAGTTTTGACACTAACGTGGACTCCACAATTCAAAGCTCTAAGTGCTATGCCTATGGCGAGCGTGAGCCGTCGTGGACATCTACCGACACATTTGTGCCCGACATCCCTGCAAAGATGTTCCCATACTTTGTTAATGAGACGAAGAGCATGTGTTTTTATACAATCAAGGAAGCCCCTCATCAGAAGGTTGAGCAACATGCAAACAGGCAGCGTATGTGGCTTTCTGGTGAGAAGTTTAGAGCTGGTGGAAAGAGAATTAACTACCCCAACTATGGCAGAAAATAATGTCTTCTAATAGAAACTTTGTTATTAAAATGTCAACTACCTCTTCAAATAAAGTTATTGCTTATGAAGGAACTTCTGGGGATGTGCCTTGGCAGCTACAAGGCGAGTTTACAAATGAGAGCATTGCTAAAAGAGCAATTGAGAAATACCTGCTTGAAGTGAAGCCTGAGTCTAAACAAGAGATTAAAGTAGAAGAGCCTACTGGAGAACAAAGTGGCACTACAAAGCGAAAACAGAGAGTATAACAGCTTCATAAGAGGCATTATCACTGAGGCAAATCCTCTCACTTTCCCTGAGAATGCCTCAATTGATGAAGCCAATTTTGTGTTAAACTTCGACGGCTCTCGCCAAAGAAGACTTGGAATTGATTTAGAAGATGGATATACAAGCACTGCCGTACCGTCAATGACGAGTGCGGCTATTGGTGTTTCTTGTCATGAGTGGAAAAACGCAGGTAACACGGTATCTAATCAATTTGCTGTTGTGCAAGTAGGCGATAAGTTGCTGGTTTACAATGCTGACGCAGATACAATCAGCTCCAACCTAATAGCAACAATTGATGCCTCAAGTGTAATTATTGACGAGACAAAGGAAATCCAAGCCGCTTCCGGCATGGGATTCTTCTTTTTTGCATCTGGCTCTGGCAACACCGCTGTTCTTGAGTATGTGGGCACTACAGTAACCCTACGCTCTATTAACATGAAGATTCGTGACTTCTTCGGCGTGTACGATGGCTTGGCTGTAGATACTAAACCAGCAACGCTGTCGGATGCCCATAAGTACAATCTGTACAATCAAGGTTGGGACGCCACCAAGAACAGCGCTGTATATGCAAACAGAAGCACATACCCATCTAATGCTGAGATTTGGTATGTAGCTAAGAATACAGATGACGACTTCGCACCTGCTAGGCTTACTAAAACAGACTTTGGCACGTCAGCTGCTCCGAAAGGCCGCTACATAATTGACGCTTTTGCTAGAAGCACAAGCAGAATCACAGCATCTGGAGTTAGCGGGTTGGCTAGCGATATTGAAACGTCACGCCCAACCTGCGTAGAGTTCTTCCAGCAGCGTATTTGGTATGCTGGTTTGAATGGTAGTGCAGTTACGCTGACGGACACTTCGCCTTCTATGCAAGGATTTGTATTTTATAGCCGCATCATACGCACCCCGCAAGACTTCGGGCAGTGTCACCCAGACACAGACCCCACCTCTGAGATTGACAACGAGCCGTCTGCTGTAGATGGTGGCTATATTAATATTCCTGATAGCGGTCAAATCTTTAAGTTGATTCCACTGCTAGATATGTTAATCATATTGGCGCAGAATGGCGTGTGGGCTATCACTGGTGGCGACGCTGGCTTTAGTGGTATTGAGCAGCAGGTGCAGAAGATTAGCGACTTTGGCTGTGTATCTGGAAGTGCTGCTGTTAAGACAGAAACCTCTGTGCTGTACTGGAGCGACTCTGGCATTTACATGGTTGGCGGTGGAGAGGGTGGCCTGTCTGTTGAGAACATCTCAAAGAAGACAGTGCACAAACTGTTCTCTGACATTCCAAAGGCAAACAAGAAGAATGCCGTAGGAAACTATGACCCAATTAATAAGCGCGTGTCTTGGCTGTACTCCTCTGACCTTAACTATGATGGCGTAAATTATAAGTTTAGGTTTGACACGGAGCTGCTGCTCGATGCCAGCCTAGGGGCTTTCTATAAGAACACCATATCTACCTTGACCACAGGAACCTCCCCGTATCTTGCAGGACAGCTAACAACGCCTGACCTCATCAACGCTGGTACGCTTGGTAGCAGCTCGACAAAGTACTTAACAATCTGGTACGAGGTGGGAAGCTCGATTCCTAACGTATCGTTCTCGCACTACTGGAATCGTCAGTTTGTTGATTGGAAGGAGTACAACGGAGTTGGTAGATACTTCGAAAGCTACCTGCTTACTGGTCATGAGTTAGTTGGCACAGTGTTGTCCACTAAGCAAGCTCCTTGGATTCTAACGTTCTCTAAAAGAACAGAAAATACAGTGGTTGCAGTTACTGGTGGTGGGGTTGAATACGACTACCCAAGCGCTTTAGTTACCCAGAGCAGATGGGACTTCGCGGACAGCGCCACTAGCGGAAAGTGGGGGCCAGAACAACAAGCCTACCGACTTAACAGGCCATTCATTTTGCCAGTAGCAGGACAGCCCGTGGACTATGGGCACGAGGTTATCATCACTAAGAATAGGCTGACTGGACGCGGTAAGGCTTTGTCATTGCTGTTTAAGTCTGAGAATGGAAAGGATGCTCACGTCTTAGGATGGGCTGTGAGATTCACAGGAACTTCTGTAATTTAAGGAAACTTATGTTAAAAGATAGAGAATGCGCCGCGAGGTATGAAGAGGCCTTGATTGCTCAAGATACGAAGCAAAACACTGATATCATGGAGCTGGGCCATTTCCCAAACAGAGAACAACTCCGTAGCCTTGCAAAAGAATTGCGTAAAGGCGAGGAAACAAAGCTCCATCCATACCACTGGTTTGCTGGAAACGTGTATCTTAGAGAGTTAGAGATTCCAGAAGATGTGGTGTGTGTTGGTAAAATTCATAAGCATGAGCATTTTGTTATTCTTATAGAAGGTGCGTGTAGAATAAACACAGATGAGGGAATGCAAGATATTGTTGCTCCTCATATTTGGATTAGCAAACCCGGCGACCAAAGGGCTTTGTATACATATGAGGATTGTACTTTCGTAACTATCCATGAGAATCCAGAAGACACAAGGGATATGGAAGTATTGGAAAGTAAGATTATAGACCACAATGATGCGTGGTATTTGGAGGAATTATAATGGCGTGGGCAATCACAGCGGCAGTAGTTGTTGGAGCTATCGGAAGCGCTTACTCAGCGAACCAAGCTTCTAAAGAGCAGCAGAAAGCTGCTAACATTCAAAACGCAAGAGAGCGTAGGCAGCAGCTTAAAGCTATTCGCATGGCTCAGCGTGATATAGAGTTCCAAGGGCAGCAATCTGGTACGGGCGGCGGGAGTGCACAAGCACAAGCTAGAGGCTCTGTTGCAAGCACGGGCTCTGGCAAGATAGGAGCGCAGCTCCAGACAATTGCATCCGCTAATAACATTAGCCATTGGAATCGCATGGGTAGCGGGTTTGGTGCTTTGGCAAGCGTTGGGCAAGCTCTATCCGGCTCTGACGTGTACCTTGGTCAGCAAAAGGGCGTTGGTTAATGGAAGATAAAACGCAAGAAGACGAACTGCAACCAGTAGAACCAGTTGAGGATACTACAGAGCTGTCTGGGGCAGAAATTACGCCCGACGCGCTTCCTCCACAGATTACAGAGACAGTTCCAACAAATCCCCTTAATCCCGCAGAGGAGACAATGGCTCAGACGGGCGTGTCTCTTGCTGCCGAAGCCGCTGGCATCGACCCACAAACCATAAACAAAAACAATCCCAATGACCTGTTTAGACTTCTTGATGAAGCATTCCGACTAAAGGGCGAGGCGCGTAAAGCCGCCGTGATGGGGCTGCTGTCCAACCCAGACATTCCAGTAGGCACTCGTGTCTATGTCGGCAACGAGCTTGCAACAATGGACTTGCAGGATAGGGCAATTCAATCTGTAGAAGATGTCTACAAGGGCCCTGCCTACATCAACCAGTTGAAAGAAGAGGGCTTGCTCGCTAGAGAGGGCACTATCAATAACGACACTATGGCGGATGTAGAATTCAATGCTACTCCCCAAGGGCGTGGCATTCAAATGGCATCGGCAAGCGTATCTAGCGGTAAGGAAGCCGTCTCTGTAGCTAGAGCTAAAGTGGCTGTAACTCGTGATGATGTCTACCGCGAGAGTATTGCCACAATGCAGTATGTTGATAAAAAGTCTGAACTATCTAGGCTTTTAAATCCGTTTAGAACAACCGGGCAGTCAGAAGAAGGGGCCAAGTCTTTCTTCTCTACAGTAAAAGATGTGGGTCAATTGTTTGTTCCAGTAGTGGGTAGCGTAAACATAGAATCACAGGCACTGGCAGGGCTTGCTATTTCGTCAGGCATTCCTGAATTAAAGGCAATGGTAGATAAGTGGAGCGTTGCTGGCATTCGTGCTGGTCAGGCAATTACAAATATCGGCCAGTTTAATCGAGACATGCGAGAGACTGTAAACAACCTCTCCCCAGAGAAACAGCTTGAGCTTGTTCAGGCTATCCGTAGATATGCAGACACTTCTGGATTTAAGAAGCTCACTGGTGGTAATGGCTTTATTGAGCAGAGCATTGTTGAGAAACTGATTGGCAATCTATTGATTCCGCCGAGTGAGAAAGAAACTCGCACTGGCGTTATCATGCGCTATGCCTTTGACCACTTAGAGACTGGCATTGGCTGGCTTGAGGGCACTGTAGTAGGTGCTTCCGTTTCCACTGGATTCAAAACATCTAAGATGGCTTTGAAGGGTGGCTTGCGGTCTATCTTTGGACAGGGCGAATATGCCCGTATGACTAAGGTTGCTCCTGAAACTACGTCCAAGGGCGTAGCTAACGCCGTTCTTTCTGGAGAGGAAGGCCGGAAGGCTCTTGGTGTAGAGGGATTTGACGAGGTTGTGGAGCAAGCTATGCCCACTAGCCCAAGCATTGTGGGCTCGTCTAACGCTAAGATTAACATTCTTGAGCAGATGAAAGAGAACATTGCGGCATCTCAGTCTCAGATTGCTGGTAATCTCAGTAGGATTCTTGGAACGAGTGTCGTGACCATCAACCCAACGAGAGCCGCTGCTGGTATTGCTGAGAAGATGGGACGCTATCATATGGTTCATAGACCAGACCTGAGCACCATTCAGGCTGGTATCGATATTTCAGAAGATGGTGCAACAATCTCTGGTCTGTATGGTAGGTCAAATGAAGAAGGTTACCGGACTCTCGACGAACTTCGTCAGGCCACTTCTCGTATCTTCGGCACGGATGAAGACGGTGCCGTACAGCTTGTACTGCGTCATAAGGACAGCGGAGCTGTTATTAAGAAGAGCGACCCAGACTTTGACGACATTGCCTCGGACGTAGCAGCCTCCCCTGAGTTGGGCAAGGAGTTCGAGTGGTTTGCTCAGATTGAGCAGAGGATTCCTACTAGCGAATTGTCTAATTGGGATGAGCTCATCGACCCCACCTTCATTACTACGAAGACATTCAAAACTGAAGAAGCTCCGAAAACCATCGGAGAGAAGCTTGCTCGCAAGGTGGAGAACATCTTCAGGTCTCCTGCCCTACAGCGTGTACATCGTAACGTCAACTCTATCTACTCCCTGTGGAAGCAGGACGTAGGCGGCGCTTTGAAGCAAGCCGAGGGCAACCAGCGCGTTGCTCAAGACCTTGTGCTTGCTATGTTCGAGCCTGAGCTGGCTCGCTTGAATGCCAAGGACAGCCTCAATCTTAACAGAGCAATTGAAGCTGGACAAGGCAAGCCTACGCGTTGGTCTGACGATGAGCTCGATGCTCAGTTTGGATTGAAGTCCAACGAAGGCAAGCTGGCCTACTTTGCCTACCGCAATGCCACGGAGTTCATGTATAAGATTGCCAACTTGAAGGCATCTGAGTCAATGGCTAAGGAAGACTTCTTCCACATTATTGGCGTGGATGGCTCTCGTATTGGATTCGGTCGGCCTATCCGCAACTCTGTTGACCTGACAGTTAATGAACGCTCTAACCTACGTTCAGTGCCGGTGCGTGTGATTGACGGCGATAAGGAAGAGATTGTCCGTATGTCCACTGGACAAATTGACGATGCCATTAAGACTGATGGTGATGTCATGTACTCGATGCGTCAAGCGGAGTTTGTGGATGATGTCGAGGTTGGCTACACCATGATTAAGCAATCTGCAAACCCAAGTCATAGTAAGCGAGTTCGCTCTGGCGATAAGGTGATTGACTATGTAGATGGTTACTACACTAACGCAGTAAATGCCCCTATTGCCATCAGAGCCCAAACCAAGTCTGGTAGAAAGTACCTGATTGGCACAGCGAACACGGCTGCAGATGCTCGCAAAGCTGTAGAAGAGATGAGGAATAATCCCGATATTGTCAAGAAGTACGGGGACGATATTAAGGACGAGCCGCTTGGTGGCTACCGAGATTACATTGCTTCTTCCAACCACACTCGTGAGATGTATGAGAACTGGGGTGGCAGGGTGTTTGGCAAGAAGGATGCCCCGCAGGGCAAGGGCCCGATTGACTTCTCAAACAGAGAGAAGCCAGCTAACTTCGAGGCTCCCGTAGAGGCAACCATCAAGAGCTTCATGATGCTGGCAGGTGTGTACACCAAGGGCGAGATGATTCAGTTCATGGAACGCTCTCTGGGCAAGCATGCTCAGCAGTATGGCTTGCTCCGCAGTCCGGGGGCTCGTAAGGTTGGAAGTCCCTCTGAGCTCATAACGCGCGATGAGGCGTTGACGATGGGCGGTGATGTGGCTGCTGCATACGACCATGCAATCTCTACGCTAAAGACCATCAACGGCTACTCACTGCTTCCTGATAGCGCATCTGCCCTACAAGCTAGGGCGATTCGTAAGACGGGTGCGTTTGTTGGAAGAATCTTTAGTGGGAAGCTTGGTCAAGCAACTGAGAGGGCCGCATACGAACTATCCCAGAATAGTGCCGCAGACATCACGGTGCTTGCTACACGATTTAACTACTTCCGCAAGATTCGTATGAATCCGTTAAGCGCACGTATGCTCAACTTGTCGCAGATGCTGGCTAACGCTGGTACTCCGATTAGTATGGGCAGGGCCATTGTAATGCGTGACGCATTTATGACCGTACTGAACTCCACGCTGGACGCTATGCGTGGCGGTAAGTCGTGGGATGATGCTTACAAGACCCTTGACAAGACATACGTTAAGACAGCGGCTAGGCTTGCTGGCGTTAAGCCTGATGAGTTTGGTAAGATTGCTCGTGCTTACATTGAGAGTGGTACGTGGCATCGTGTAACTCACAACGACATGCGTGGTTTGGGTGCTCTGTCCGAAGAACAGTTAAAGGCCCTGAAGGTTGGTGAGATTGCCGATGACTCGCTCGGTGCTCGTGCTGCTGGTCTTGCTGGCAGAACAGGCAACGTGGCACTGCGCACGCTGGACTCCCTTGGTATCTATGGTGGTGAACACGAAGCGTCAGTCATCACCTATCTCACTCAGTATCTAAACCTGCGTAAGAGCAAGGACTTCAATATATCGAAGCAGACATCGCAACAGGAGCTGGCTGGTATTACCAACTCGCTTATGGGCGAGATGACTCCAGAGGGTCGTGTGTGGATGCAGAAGGACTGGTGGAAGATGACCACTCAGTTCTTGGCGTTCCCGTACAAGATGTTCATGATGCTTACTCCGGGTTCTCTGCAACTCACTCCTGCTCAGAAGATGGGCGTGATGATTTCACAGAGCACACTCCTCGGTGCTGATGCGCTGTGGCACGTCGGCAAGTTTAAGGAGGCAGTGGCTAGCTTTATGCTTGACGATGCAGACATGTCTCAGGAAGAACATGCCAAGCTCATAGAAGACTATAAGCAACTGGAACCCCTGCTCGAACAGGGCATCCTCGGCTCTTATATGAACAGACTGATGCACGCAATCATTGCTGCGGTTAATTCGGACGTTGTGGAAGACCCGACATACACTTACCAAGAGTATGGCTTTGGTGATAGGTTCTCGCTGGGCGCAAGTCCTGTGGACTCCATTGGCAAGGTTGCAGCTATTGCAGGTGCTGTCAACTCCGTTTATAACGGCAACTGGCCCAGCCCTGTTGATACAGCGGAGATTCTTGGTGGTGCGCTGCCAAGGGACATTTTAGAATTCTCCAAAAGAACCTCTAAGCTGTGGGGCATGACCCTTAACGCAGACGTAGAAGCCAGAAACGATGCCTTCGTTGCAATCACGAAAGAAGGCTTGGAGCAGGTGTCACCAGTGATGAGTCAGTATTATAAGCTGAAGGCTCAGCAGAGATACGAAGAGGAGATTACGGCTAGAGGACTTCGCAACATTGCGTTTGAGAACACTGTGGACTCTTGGGTGACTACTGCGCTTGGTGTCCGTAGCTTGGATGATATTGAAGCTACTAAAGCTGGCTGGAACTCGTTCTTTGTTAAGGAGTCTAAGCCCGGAAATCGTGAGAAGGAAGTCGCGGAACAAGGCGATAAGATTTTCGATGCTGTGTTTGAACTTGTCACCAAGGTTCCTAAGTCGGAAGAGGGGCTTTCTGTTAGAGAGGCCATGCTGAATAGGCATAATGCTCAGGTTAAGAATATGTACGCTATGATGCCAGAGGGCGATGCGCAACTCATTCAGGAATACGTCATCAAGAAGATTGATGCCGAGGTTGATAAGGGCTCTCCACAAGGAAAACAAATAAAAGACTTTATGGGAGAGATTGATGGTCTTGCATATGATGATGGTGGTTTAGGTCGGGTGCTGTACATTATGAGACAGAGGGCTACCGAGATGTCGCCAGTGTTACAACAGAGGCTCCAAATGTGGAGAGACGAATATGAACAAACTAACAGCAGGTATCAATAATGGTCGATAAAATTTCTCAAAAGCCGAGCAACTACTCCACTCCGCAAACGCCAGAGGTCGGGGTATCTGCCCCTATCGACAGAGGTATGGATTGGGGCTCTGTCATTAAAACTGTTGGTCAGGCGTATGGCTCTGCAAAGACCTCTCAGTTTCTTAAAGAGCAGGAAGCATCTGCAGAGAGCCTTCGTATAGTCCACGGACAAGATAAAAGAATCGAAGATATCTCTGTTGCTCGTAACATAATGGAGAAGCAAGCAGCTGGAGCCATAACTGAGGAAGATACCAAAGAGCTTGAAAGAATCAATAAGGACTACGGCAACCTGCGTGCCGCCGTTGAGCAGGGTAGGCGCACTCAAAGAGGATTTGAATTAGAGGCACAGAAGCTCTTGAGAGAGTCGATTAAGCGCAGACCAGACATGGCTAAAGAGCTTAACGATATGTATTCCAAGGCGGTCGGCACTCCGAGCCTTGAGATGTTGCAACATCGCTACTTTGCTGAGGACTTGGATTGGGTTGGCAAAGCGGCTGAAGCTAAAGAGAAAGGCTTGACGGATGCCGATGTGTCTCGTATTACTGATGACGCTATGGCAGTTGCTAAGGTGTTGCCTAAGTCTGGTGATGCTGACGTGATTAACTCTGCAATTGCGCAGTCTGTTTCTATTCGTGCCAGAGGCGGCTCTTCACAAGAAGCTCTCGCTCCCCTGCAAGACCCAGCGGTGCAAGCCATTCTTGGGACGGCAGACGGCAAGAGTGGCGCAGGGCAATATCTTAGCTTAACAGAAGGAACGCGAGACTTCCCGAGAAAGCTTGACGGGTTCTACGGAGTTGCCATCAACTTGACTCCTAATAGTCCTGAGTGGAATGACAAGCTTTCCACTGCTCGTCAGATGATTACAATTTACGAGTCTGAGAATATTTCTTTGTCTAGCTTACAAAATAATGAAATGGCTAAACAGAAGATTGTCCAAAACAATAACGACATTGAATATCTGAATGGCATATTGGCTTTGGCAGATGACCCGCAGAAGGCGGCGAATCTTATGCAGTCAAGAAAGACTCTGCAGAACATTGATATTGACCCACAAGCTAAGGCATATCTGTCATGGGGCATGAAGGATTACACGGAAGAGAACCGTGCTCCCATCGGGGCTAGCTTTGTGGCTGGTAATAACGCGCGTAAGCTTGGCTACCATGACGCTGGCTATCAGGTTACAAACCCTGCAACCCTGCAGTTGTTTGCTGGAAATCTTGCTAGAAATCCGAAAGGCGATAAGATGGGCCCTCAGGAGCGTACTGGCAACTCGATGCTCCTCACTGGCATCCTAGCAGATTGGGGCTCTCCGATTAAGAACTCTTCTGGTCAGTATGTTGCCAGAAGCTTAGAAGACTACACAAATCCGAATCAAGGTGTTCTCTCCTCTATAGCGACAATGATTCCTGCACTTAATCAGACGTACATGACTGCTGCTGATGCAAAGAAAAGTCCAGTTCCGTATGCTAGAAACATAGCATATCTTGCTGGCGTCTTAGACCAAGCAAACATTGCTGCTCACAAGCGGCTTGAGAATGAAGGTCTCAGTCAGTATATCAAGAGATACAGCTTCGTGAAGAGTCTGGAGTCAGACATTATTCCTGACTTTGGAAAAGGCATCGTTGTAGTTGGAAAGCCGTCAGCGGAAGAACGCAAGAAAATTGATGCAATTGTGGGCGGTGTGAATACGCAAATCAGGCCGATTGGCGCGGCTCTTTCGGGATATGCTCAAGTACTTGTCAATAGCAACAAGGCCAAATAAAATGGGATATTTGCAAACTATGATGAAGGCGGCTTTAGCCCCTGAGCCAGAGAAGAATTTGAATAAGCCGGAAGAAGGGCATAAGGATGATGGCTCTTGGTCGGACTGGTTGCCAAAACGACAGCCAGTTGCTCAGTACATTCAAGGAGAAAGCCCTCGCAGGAACGCTGTGTTTGCTTCTCGTGAGGGACTGTATGGCGCGGTGGAGTTTGTAGAGTCTCGTGGGAACGTAAATGCTGTGTCTCCCAAGGGCGCTATTGGCCCGATGCAGACAATGCCTAAGACGCTCATAGACCCCGGATATGGCGTTGCTCCTGCCAAAGACAGGTCGGTTGGTGAACTTCGGCGTGTGGGCAGGGACTACCTAGATGCGATGATTAAAGAGTACGGCATCGAGGGTGGATTGGCAGCTTACAATTGGGGGCCCGGAAATTGGCAGAAAGCTCTCAAGAGAGCAGGTGGCGATGCTAGAAAAGCGCTTTCTAGTGCACCAAAAGAGACGCGAGACTACGTACCAAAGGTTCTTGGTCAGCTGAATCGTAAATAAGAAAAGCCCCGCAGCGATGCGGGGCTCTTTTTACTTCTTATCCATCACACTATATCCTCCGTGGTTTTTCATCCAAAGTCCTTTATAGTCATGCGCTATACAGATGTCTACAAACTTAACTCTATCCCAGAGCTTGTGACAGGCAGGGCATTCGCCCTGCTCATCACTCTCTGCCATCGGACGGCTTACTTCAAATCGTCCGTGTTCTTGGCAATCGTAACTGTAGATAGCCATTGTTTAATCTCCTCATACTTCGCAAGAGCTTCCGAAACAGGCAAGGGTTTGGCTACCCTCTGTGTTGTCTTCTGCTTCTGTGAATTGTGACCAGTCGATTGTTGGCATTGATGACCGAAGTTCTTCATACTGCTCCTTAGTGATTTCCTCATAGGGAGCCTGTTCGTATGTGTGCTCCAAACGGGGCAGGAACGCCACGCCACTCACCTCATCGAAGTGCTCCCACACCCACGCACCCAGCTCCATGTACTCGTCAGCGCCGTAGTAGACGGTGATGGAAGGCTTGTGCTCACACCAGTTATCCTGAATGTGTTTCCAATACTCCATCTGCTGAATCGCCGTGAGGCCGTCCTTACACACAGCACCATCAGGACTCTTCTGAGGGAAGCTGAACACAGCCGTATTAGGGCTCATCTTGTCCATCTCCCACGGAACGCCTTGGCTTGCCAAGAACTGCGTAAGAGGGTCGTTGATGCTGTTTCTTACACGACGTATATAGAAATCACTAAAGCGAGGATGGAGGCCGCTAGCAGAGTCAACGAGCTGTGAAACAGTTCCCGATGGTTTGACGCAAGTGATTGCCGTAGACTGATTGATTCCAAGTCTATCTGCCCAGAGCTTGTTGACTTCGACTGCGTGTTGCTTGAGGGCTTCGAGTTGGTCTGAACTTTCATAGTACATATCCTTTAATGGGCTGTCCATGAGGCCAGTGAAGCTTACGCCTAACAATGCCTCTTCCTCTGTGTTTCGCTTCCAGATGCTCCGCAGGTAGCGGAAGTCTGTGAATGTAGCCTGTATCGTACCAAGAATCGTAGCCAGCTCAACCTTGCGCTTCAATGTCTCGAAGGTGTCATCAGCCCTACAAACCACCTCAGTTAGATTGCAGAATTGATAGGGACGCAGGATGATTTCACTGCAAGGGTTAGTGCCGAAGTCGTGATTGGTGTCACGCCGTCCGTTCTTACCTGCTTGCTTCTTGGCTGCAATGCGGTTGAAGATGCCGCGCTCACCAGACTGACTCTCGTACATAGCTTGCCATTCTTTCATGAATGCCAGCATGTCCGGCTTCTCTGTGTAGCACACGCTGTTGTTAGCCAAGCTACGCTGCGGATTGTTCTCCCACCACTGACCACTCTTAGCATGGCGCATGCGGTCGTCAGACAGATTGCTCAGGCTAATCAAAGCCGAGCGTCGCACACCACCAACAACAACAGTTTCGCCAATTTTGCACATGATGTCATGGCATTCAATGCTGGTAAGTTTACGTCCTACCGCGCCTTTGAAAGTTTTAACACAGAACTTAAAGAGGGAGATGAGAGGCTCAGGGCCAGAAGCTCGTCCTCCAAATACCTTAAGTCGTGCTCCAGCTGGTCTAACCTTGTCCACATCCCACTTTGGGATTTGTCCTGCGTAGAGCATGGAGATAAGTTCTTTGAACGCTTTTGCCCATCCAAGTTTAGAGTCCTCCACAACGATGGTAGTGTCTGTGTCGTGCATCTCGTCAGAGACCGTAGGAAGCTTAGATATGTCCTGACGCTCGACAGTAAAGCCCACGCCAGTGCCGCACATGAGGATATACATAGCCTCATCAAACGCTCGCGGATGGTCGCAGGGAATATAGCTACAATTAAATAGTGCAACATTGTCACGCTCCAGAGCCTTGCCAGCCGTCATTAGTCCGCGCATAGACGGCATTACTTCCATGTTGGTAATGGCTTTGCGCAGGTCACAAATAGTTTGTGCGTCTTCACGGGTCAGCTTATTGAACACCACATTGTCAACGTAACGCTCTACTGTCTCTTCCCACGTCTCGCGCCGCCCCTTGTCGTCAAGGTATCGGGCATACCTGCTCCGATGAATAAATTGCTGATAGTCGTTCATTAGAATCCTGCGAAAGTGAGAAACACATTAAAGGCTACACCTGCGAGGATAGCGCCAATCAACACCATGCCGTACCAATAAAGTCCAGCCAAAATATTACCAATAACCGTCGTCTTCTGTGTCATAATCTTCTCCATGACTCGTAATAAAACCTAAATTAAATGCAAGGTCGAGAAAGTCTTTCTCAAATGCTTGCGCTATGTCCATCATGGAAAGCTCTAGGAGCCCGACAATTTCGTCGGGCTCATAGGCAGACTCCACTCGCTCCACAATTTCTTCGAGGAAATCAGGGTCTTTCATGCTAATCCTTATGCAACGAGGCGATAGGCTGTCATGCCTGTGCGGGTTGTGGTACGCTGCACGTTCAGGTTGTGCACCTTACGGATGTCATCAATGATGGCATAGACGTTAGGGACGCTGAAGCGAGAAGCAATCTCACGGACAGTCAGGTTACGCTTACGCAGAGCATTGATGAGCTTTTGGATTTTAGTCTGTTTCATTTAGATTTTCCTTTAGGGTTAGATTGAATTGATACGGCTTTCTTTCGGGGTTTTCTCACAGCTTTCTGAAGCTTTACTCCACTTGCCGCAGTCTTGACATTGGAAGCGTTGTTGTCGTCCCACGGCGGTGATAGTAAATCCTCGATGTTGTAAGTGTTTCGAACCACAGTTTGGACATACAGCAGACCCGCTGTGATGGCTACGATTAGGATGATTAGCAATCCAAGGTAAAACGATGTCATACACTTTCTCCAGTAATACTACGTCTTGTTTGTTGTAAGTCTCCATGAGCTTCTGAGCTTTCTTGTTGCCGTCCATGACATCAAGCCACATTTGAAACCCGTAGTGGTCGGTCTTACTGCCTAGTCCAAGCTGTTGTGCAACATGGTCTAGCTTGTTACTTGCAAACCTAAACTTGTTTTTAACAGTACGATATATGTCAACGCTCTTGTATGGAGCAGGTGGACTATACCCAGTTAGCAAGAACTCCTTGTTGAGGGTGGGCAGGTCGAAGCGGTTCCCGTTGTAGGTAACGATTGCATCTGCCTCCTCAATTACATTATACATCTTTTCCAGCATGCCGTCAACACCATCTGTCCATTCAGATGTAAAGTGTGTCTTCTTTTCTCCAAGCCACTTGTATGCAGAGCATAGCACACGGCTTGTGTCTTTCACTTGGCTCAAGCTAATGTTTTGCTTGAACAAGCCCCACGCATACACGCTGTGCGGAGATGTCTCGATGTCAAGTAGAAGGATTTTCATGCGACTCCACTAGTTTGTTTAAGTACCATCGGGCTTTCTTCAAGCTCTCAACCCGTCCTTTGTGATTCTCGCGCCAGATGTATTTGACGATGTTGCCCTTGCAATACCCATCAAACTCTGCCTTAGTGAGCATGGCTTCGATTGCGGTAATACATTCTATGTTGCCCTGCCTGTAATGGGGAGGGCCATTCACCATATCAGGCTTGTGCTCATGTTGCGGATATTCTGCCCGTTCATGTGGCATATAGCCGTATGGAGGAAACTTCGCACTAGGTAATTTATCAGTCATTTGATTCCTTTTGTATCAGTGATTACGCATTTTGCAACAATCCGCTTCCTTCCAAAGTCGTCTTCTGGGTCGCGCTTTTCCGCTTCAGCCAAAATATTCTTTCTGGCAAGCTCGCATAGCTGTATGTTTTCAAAATTAACAGCCTGTGACGAAGAACCTGCTCCAAAATGAAATGCAATAAATATAATCAGAGTTGCTGTCATTTATCTCTTTCTTCCTTAGTAATGATTTTATGACATTGCTTACAGACAGTTCGTAGATGTTCAGCCCCACAGAATAAACGCTCGACAAACTGTGGCAAATCTTCATAGGAACGCAATGTTCCGCATGGGATGAGGTGGTCAACTTCTACGTCTTTCTGCAAGCTCCAAGTCTTACACACATCGCATTGGTATTCCCACTTGGCTCTGGGGTTTAACAATGCTTTGCGCTTTGAAGCATTTAACACTTGAAACTTAACTGGATAGCGACTCCACTTGGAACGCAAGCCGCTACGTATAAAGCTCCAGAACTGGCTGTTGCTCCACAAAGGCCAGTGCTTGAAGTCACCACTAGGCTTTGCTCGTTTCGCCATTAGTTTACCGCCCTAAGCTTTTCCTTACGATTAACACGAAGCTCAAGTTCCTGAACAATAGACAATGCCAGAGTCACTAGAATCTCTGTTGGAACATCGTGCAAATTCTCAGGGTTGTTTGTATCAATTTCAAATTCATCATTCATAAATATCCTTTGTTAAAGTGGTGCTCCGTGAGAGACTTGAACTCCCGACCTGCCGCTTACAAGGCGGCTGCTCTACCACTGAGCTAACGGAGCGATTGGTGCGACCACAGGGACTCGAACCCCGAACCCTGAGCTTAGAAGGCTCATGCTCTATCCCGTTGAGCTATAGCCGCGAGAAATGTTCTTCCCAAGTTTCATCTGTCCTAATCCACACGAGCTTTGCTTGCTTGTCCATCAGGTCTATGTCGCCATTATAGGCTTCATGTAGCACATAGGAAAACATATCCTTTTCATAGCGCATCTCATCCAATGGCGCAAGCAATCCCTTTGTAGCCTTACGTCCGAACAACCTGAACACGCCAGAGATGTTATCAGTAGCATCGCCAGTGATTAGTTGCTTGTAGAATATCCGCAAGCCGTCAATCTTACTGGTGAAGTACATCCCTTTCTCTTTGTTCTTTGGACTCCAATTGTAATGCCAGCCCTTAATCATGTCAAGGTCTTTATCCTTGCTGATGATGACCGTTGTGGTTGGCTCTGCAAGCACCTGAGCCCTGCCGAGCTCATCGTCTGCTTCCTCACCCTTACTAATACTGCATGGGTGGTGTTGCTCGATGTACTTCCTAATGCTGTCGTAGTGATAGGGTTTTGCCGCATCCTTACGATTAGCCTTGTAATCAGGGCTAACCTTGTATCGGAAGTTGTCCTTGCCTGTCAGGAACACGATGTATTCCGTTGCCTCTGTAGCTTCACAGAGGCTTCGGATTGTTTCCTTAACACCATTCAGGCAGAATTCAACAGGCTCTGCTTCAATGCCCTGCTCCTTGGCGTTGGCATCGGATGCGAAGCCACAGCTATACACCAAGATGTCACCGTCAATAAGAGCTTTCAATGTCTAGTCTCCGACAGGCTGGAAAGGATGCGACCAACTCTTTCTGAAAAAAACTCCGACATCTTATCCTCATAATCAATGAGGTGTGAAAACTCACTCCAAGGAACTATTTCAGAATGAAGAACCGATTGTGTTGCTTCTAAGCCAACTACAATCTTTATTCCCTCAGACCTTGGTGATGTCCCAAGCGCAACTCTGTATTGTCCGTCTGTGAACTCAAGCACACCAAAGTTACCATGTATATTAAAGCTCATTAGAATCCTTCGTCTTCGTGAACAGGGCTATCGTCTTCAATATCACCCGTTGCACTGTACTTCGTGAATGCCTCTGCAAGGCGCAGGACGAGGCTCTGAGAAGCCCAAACATCACTAACACCAGACGCTACCACCAACGCCGTAGCATGAGCCAGAGCGTTCTGACGCATAATCGTAAGCTCTCGCCCACCTGACGGTGCGATAGCAGAGCCAGTGCTAGGAGCACCACCTGCCACGACATTCACGGCTCCCTTAATGTTACGATACTTGCCTGTCTTGTCAGGCTCCCAATTGAATGTGACATTGTCTCCAGCGTTGACATCACCAATCGGATTGAACGAGCCATACCAATCACCATTAACCTGAATACGCTTACCATCTTTCACCGCCTGTACCACACCAGTAATCACAGCCATTTATTGCTCCTTAGTTAATTCGGCCCACGATGGGCCAGTCTCTACATCAATGTTAAACTCCAACGGCACTTCAATTCCGAACCGCTTGGTAAGAAGCATTGGAAGCTCCTTACACACATTATACAACACCTTTTTACAGATTGCAACACTTTCCTCACTATCACAGTCAAACATCACACTATCATGTACGCTATTGATAAATAAGATATTAGTAAACATATGGGGTAGTAGCTGTCTCATAACCTGAGACCGATACAGCGCCATAACATCGCCAGTACTGAACCCTTGGCAGGGGTAGTTCTTCATTTCCGTCGGGGAGAAGCTGGGGTCTTTCTGCCAGCTTCCCATAGGGTCGTATTCATAAAACGAATAAGCTCTACCAGAAGGGCTTCGGTATGTTCCAACTCCTCTGGGGTAGCCTCCTTTAGTATGCCCCTCAACTCTGCGAGACGCAACGACACTCTCCCTAACGTAGTCTTGCCATCGTTTGACATCTTTGTACCTCTCGTAGTATTGTTCGATAAACTTCTTAGCCAAGTTAATGTGAATCTTATTCTGCTCTGCCATGTTGCGAGCACCAGAGCCATACTGCAACTGGAAGCTCAGCATCTTAGCAAGCTGTCGTTGTTGCTTAGTGACCGCACTCTCTGCAATCCCAAGCAACTCAGCAGCACGGATGACGTGCATATCCCTGCCTGATTTAATATCCTCAATCAGCTGTCGGTCAAGGGACAGGATAGCCAAGCCAACAACTTCTAGCTGAGAGAAGTCGGCATTGACAATCTTGCCGTTCTCAAACCTAGTGGTGAAGCATTCTTTGATACGGCTCATTTACAGGGTGTCCTTATAAACCTCATCGTTGTACTGCTGGCTTCTGATAATCGGCTCAACTACATTCGCTAACTCTTCCCGCAAATCAATAACAAGCATCTCTGCTTCGTGTAGTTTATTACGCAATTCAATGGCCTCGTTTTCGTATTTATCGAATACATTTACAGCTTCAGTATACATATCGTCATTGTCGAATTCTGCATACTCTGAGAGCCAAATGCTGAAATCTTGCCACGCACTAGTATAAACGCTCATATCATTCTCCTTTAGAAACATTTTGTAGGTTGGGCTGTGTGCATGACTGTCTACCAGTACGGGTGGCACAGTGCTGGAAGTTAGGGCGAATCATGCCATCCTCCCACACAAGCTTAGTGTAGCCATCGTAGTAGGTGGACAAGTCTTTGTGCATCTCGCGGAAGTCTTGTAAGTAGCCGATGAACTGGCCTACTGCCCAATTCTCAGGGTGCTCGTTCTCAAGAATCCACTGCAGCACTTGGTCGCTAACGCTGTCCTGAAACAATTCCTTAGCCTTAGCCTTGGTAACTGGGCTCAGGATACCATCGAAGTCAATCGTATTGACCTGCTTCTTAAGCTTTACCTGACCCTTCTTGATGCCACTCTTGTACACGCCATCCTCCACCTTGGTGTCCCACTCAAACGTACCGCCGAACAGGACAGTAGATGCTTCCTTGTTCTTAGTGGGGGTGAAGTACTCGAAGCCCGTCTCACTCTGGACAAGCCAGTGCATCTTTTCCTGAACCTCAAGCAAGGACACGCGAAGCTCGTCACTAATCTCTGCGCATTTATCTAAATCAAAGTGCATACCTGCATTCTCCATTATGGTTGTACACAGTATATCGTCGCCCTTTATGAAACACAAGTCCTTCATTGTCTTGTCCATAGCCTTAACCTGTAGCCTAGCAAGCTGCTCAGTCACGCTAACGTCATGCACAAGGTACTCCGTCAGCTCGTCAATCGGAATGTCCTCAGTACGCATCCCTGAATTCCAGTATGCCTTAATCTTGTCAGGCTTCACAGGAAGCCCGTAGAGCTCACAGCATCCATCCAAGCTGGGGTATATCATTGCCTGTCCAGATATGAGGTACTGCGCTTGCTGAGCGTCCCACACACGTATCTTCTGAGCATATCTAGCAAGCAGGGCGCGAAAGTCTGGAACTCGCATCAGGTAGGCTAGGTCAAAGCTAATGTTAAACCCACACAGAACAATGTATGGTTCTGCCTTAACAGCAGCCGTAATCGCCAACACCAAGTCTTCAACATCGTCAGATGTTTTAATCTTATCCCATGCAGACCATCCAGCCAACACGACATGATTGTCAGCGTAGTGAGGGGTTCCAGACATACGCCCTTCATCCTTGCAGTTTATAGATGTTTCTAAGTCTAAAGTAAAAAGCATACTACTCCTATATTATATTAAAAGCTATATTTATTAATATAAATATATATAGCTTCTAAAAGTATTATACAAGCCAAACATCATCCTGTCAATAGTCATAATCCTTTGGTTCATTTTCAATGTCCTTAATCCTCTGCTCCACCCACCATTCCTTAAAAGAATCAAGGGCATACTCATTGTTGTGAAAGTAAACTATCATGCTAGGAACAAGGTCTTGCCAGTCAAGTTGGTCAAACTCCTCAATACAAGCATCCTCTACTGTCCAGTCTTGAGGGTCATTGCTGTAAGTTTTCATTCTTTGAATCTCCCGATCTCAGGTTGAATTTCAATCTCGAAACGCCCGTTCCGAAACGCTTGGTTGTTGCCGTCTAGCTTGTTCTTTGGTACATACAGATACCGCTTGTTGCCTTCCTCTGGCAATCGTCCGATGGTGATGATAGCGTCAGCCTCACCCTGCACGCCTGTCTTGGAGCCGTACAGCTTACTCATGTCAATCCACTTTACACCCTCGGCAGAGCCGTCAGCTTGGTGGACAGTGATGACTGGCGCATACTTCTTAGCCAACTCACGAGCCCAATTGAAAATCATAGTTTGACGTGTCACTTCGTTGCCAGCCTCACGCTCAAAGCCATGCACCTTCCACAATTGGTCGAACACAATCAAGCCCACGTCATACTTGTCGAACAGCATCTCTACATCATGCACGGATACGTCAGCCTTGTCAAACAGGATGAACTTATCCGCCCTGCCCATTCGTTCAGCCCAGACATCCCTGACTTTCTCAGGCTTCTCAAACATCTGCCTAGTGGTGATGCCAAGGGCAGACTGGACAATCCTGCGCTTAACTTTCTTACCAGCTTCCTCATTGTTCAGCCACAGCACAACTTTCTCTTTTGGCATCTGCTCGGCAATGAACGTGCTCTCGCTCGCTAGGAAGGTCGTCTTGCCCGTATCTGGTCGAGTGGCTACCACCACCAAGTCCCCCTGCCTTAAATCGCCTAGAGACTCATTGAGAGCGTTTAATCGCCATTTGTACCCAGACACCTTGGCTTCCTCCAACATTTCCATGATGTCGTCGGATACTATGTAGCTTTCATCATCATCTACCTTACCGCAGTCCTGATGATACTTGGATAGCTGCTCCTCAATCTGCTCAAGAGTGTCCTCTTTGCCATCCACAACTGCCAACGCCTTGCTTGCAATTTCATTGGCATGGAAGCGCGTAGCCAGTGAACGGATGACCGTAGCAACTGTGTCCTCGTCTGCATCATTGTTTAACTCGTTCAGCCATTGTTTAATAATCTCCAGTCGTTCAGGCTTACTGCCACCAAGTTTACTAACTAGCACATAGGGGGCAAAGCTTTGGTAATCAACTACTTGCGCATCTCTGTGAAGCTTAAACCACTCACCATACCAGTCGAGAATCTCGAAAGCCTCACGGCTCAGAGCCTCTTGTTTGATGAATCGCTTGTACTTGACAAAGTTATCGCGCTGTGAAAGTGCTCTAACTATCTCAATGTCAATCATTCACTCGTTCCTTTAATTCGTCAGGGTCGTAGTATTTAGGGTCAGTGGACAGGTCGCTACGACACACTTCTTTCATCCACCCCAATCTTTGTGCAATCTTACTATTAGCCATAATCACTTGCTGATTGTCGTTGTCTAAGCTAAGAGTAGCCTTATTATAACCCAACTTAGCCAGCATTGCAATAGCCTTGTCGCTAATAGTGGTGGTACACAGAGCCATACAATCATTACCAGCTTCCACGACACGATACATACTGAGCAAGTCCTCGACAATCCAAATCCTGTCGCTCAGTCTATCTCTATTAACAAAACTTATACCAAAGCAACTGTCCTTAAATGTTGCTATCGTCTTGTATCGTGGTTCGTTCTGTTCCCAACTCCGACCAACCCACCATTGCTGATACGTATTGCGAGCAGGAATGTACAGGCGCTTGGTACGCTCACTCCATTGCATTCCTATACTGTTGCACCTAGCTTCGTCAATATGAGCACGATACAGCCAATCTCTTTTAACGCTGGACATCATGTGCCACGCAGGAACGCAGTCATTAGGCAGCACTGCCCCACGCTTGCTAGGCTGGCCAACGCTCACCCTGTTGAATGACGGGTTATCCAGCACTTGCCACCCACCACAACGATAGCATTTGGCACTAATCCTACCGCCCTCATTCCTAATCACACAACTATCGCTGTCTCCTATACAGCCGTTCTCATTGTGATTGACACGCACAGTCCCGTCTGCAGGTGCATTGTCTTTAACGAATGACTTTGAAATTCGCATATTGAATCCCCGAGTAGATGTCTCTCAAGTCGTCTTCTGAATACTTCAATCTCGATTGAGATATACAATATCCACAAAAGTCGTCTATAAGAATGTGTGTGAATTTAGTTTCATCTGTGAAACTTCTGGGGCGCCCCTCAATAGAGGCATCACAAGCCTTGCATCGCATACAATCTCCTTTATATCCACATTAAAATAAAAATAATAGCAGTAATCCAAAAACACAATAGCATTACTCCTACGATAGCTTCTATCGCCTTTCGCATAATTTTCCTCAAAAGAAATAAGAGTATATCACAACAGCAAAGCCAGTGCAGCCCACCACTGCTCCTGCATTTTCCCACCATGCTGCTCTCTTATGGTAGCCTAAACTGTCCTCACAGTCAAGCTGATTTAGTCTAACGCCTAGCTTATACTGGTTGTTGCTGCACACTTTTTGTCTCCTCTGCTGTGAAATTACGGATGTGAAGCTTGAATAGATTGGCAAATGCTCGCCTAGCTTTATATGCTGATGGATACTCGCCAGTTGCTACATAACCTCCGTTTAGATATATCTTGAATAGCATGGTAATTCCTTATTAAAGTCTCCTAGGAGACATTGATGACCGAAGTTGGAAAAAGGCGGGGCTGGCAAACACACAGCCCCACAAATGCCCCACGCATTATGAATCTGATTTGCGCACAATGTGCACAAGCGGAATATTATATGTAGTGTGGTATGCCTCACTCTGTACTAAGCGAAACAAGAATGGTCGCGTGAACTGACTACTCAGAGAACTGTATAGGTTCTGCAAGTCAGAGCCTTTGTCAAGGATAGACAGCGCAGTGCACAGTGCGTCAGCTTGCTCACGGGTAAGGGTGATTGTGATGTTGTTCATACAGTTATTCTCCTTTGTTGGTTGCAATAGCATGCAGGTTGTTGTAAGTCAAGATGTCCAAGTCATTACCTTCGATAATCCACGCCTCACCACAGCGCAGACACTCGACAAGAAAGCTATCATCAATGGGGTCGTAGGTGTAGTCATGCTCGGTGTCGTTGAGGCATCGTGCACATTGAAGTAAGTCCCATTCATATCCAGCATCTAGGGCAGACTCATCATAGCCCACGGATACAGTCGTGCCAGACTTGCCATGATAGTCATACTTGGATGGCACTAGGTTGGCTGGGTTGGCAGAAGCAGCATTAGCTTTCTTGTAGCTATCATTGCTATACCATACACCATTGCGCCAATGACCAGACTGTTCATTGAATATGATAACAGAGCCATCGTTGTGGATAGTGACTAGCTTAGAATAGCCAATGGTATGCTCGATGAGTTTCTTGGCAGACAGTAGCGCAGTGACATCCATGTCCTTGAGATAGTCCTCGACAAACTCACGAGTGTCTGACCTATCATCTGAACACTCGGCAGTGTCGCAAGTCGTGAGCGTAGATGGCGTGTAATACTTGCTAACAGACTTGTATGTTGATGTACCCATACCACTGATGATGCCATTGTGAATGAGCGCACCGTCAGTAAGCTGGAACGGATGGCAATTCTCGACATTGATGTCGCCATGCGTAGCCCATCGGTAGTGCAGAATCAACGGGCAGTTGTCTTCCATGATGGGGGTTAGGTCAGCCCATAGGTCATTGAATGTGAAGTATCCACGCTGAATGACTACGCGCTTGAGTGCGGGGTCATAGTATGCGAATCCTGCGCCATCGGGGTTAGCCTTGAACGCTGTACGCATTTCGTCTTGGTTAAGCTTTGCCTTTGCAGGTTTGTATAGTGCTAAGCACATAAGTAAATCTCCTTAGTTATTAGATAGTTGGGGCTTGATTGGTTTCTTCGATGATGAATCCGAACTCTTGCATTTGCTTACGGCGAGCATCTTGCTCAGTGAATCGGATGCCGTCATCTCCGATGAAATCCTTGAGAGCCTGATACTTGTCTTGCTTGGACAGCCATGCAAGGTAGTTAGACACACTCATCATGTCCTCGACAAAGAGATGGGTGTCGGCATACTCAAGAGCAGACATAACATAGTCTACATTCTTTTGGAACAGCTTGCGGTCAGTGACGCTACGGAATATACGCACCTCGATGCGATGGCGGTCGACATGGGTGGCAGAATACTTAGTGCCCCAACAATCAGATGACTCGCATGCTTTATGCATGACATAGGCAGGGTCTTTCTTGTCATACTCTGCCCAACGATTTTGCCCACGCTGTGCAATAAACTCCGAGAAGTCTTGGCAACAGTTAATGAACAGAATGAAGCGTGCCTGTGTCTCATGCGACACGCATGCCCTTCCTACGCTGATGTGCATACCATAGCCATCATCTTGCGTATCGTTGACACCAGCGTCATTGATAGCCCCAAGGGTGCGCTTCCACGGATTATCTGCCTTGAAGTACCTGTCATAGTTCATAGGTGGGCCGATGAATTCTATGCCATTGGTGTCGTCAAGAGAGCCGTCACGCTCACCGATAATCTCGGAATTGCGATTGGCATACGCATCGCACGCATCCTCTACATACACCTCAAGTTCTACGCCTAGCGTAATGCCGTCAGGCACAAGCCAGTTGCGCCGTTGTGTGTGATATCCTGGAATTCTGTCAGTCTCGGGTGCTTCGTCAGATGAAGTGTAGTAGGAATCGCTCTCCTCGCAGTAGTACACATCATCAGAGTATTCGTCATAACACCATGTCTCACCGATGTCCTCGATGTACATACTGCTATACCTGCGATTGCTATACCACACTTGCCCACGCTCGCAGTAGAAAAACGAGCCATTATCTAAGGCATCTACATGAGCCTCTCCCATGATGCCACGATGCCCATGAAATGATACAAAGTCAGACCTGTCGAGATAATATTCCTCGCTTATCTCACACCAGTGCAGCTTGTCTGTGTGATGGTAAGCGCCGTAGTCATCCTCGGGCTGAACATAATTATCAGGCTCACCGTTGTCTTTTGACAGCATGGCAAACTCGCTTGCTGTGATGGGTTCTTTATTGGCAATCCTGCCTTGCAATTCTTCCAATTCTTGCTCGTCCATACTGATTTCCTCTATTGGTGGGGTGTACAATTTTACAAAGGTTTTGTCGATATGCAGTTGTCTCTTGGGAGACAATTAAGGGTGAAGGAACAAACAATAAATCAACAGCCATATTACAAATACCATAATAACACAGCCAAGCAGGTCTGTCAAGAACTCTTTGAAATTATATCTGCACATCACACAATCTCCTCAATATATTCAGCTTTCATAAAGACTCCGTTAGAAAATGTCTCTTGGGAGACAATTAAGTGAGCAGGACAATTCCCATTCACAATACCATCATATCACACTATCCCCTGTCTGTCAAGCCCATCGCCTGTCTGCCGTTCTCCCCCACACGCTTATGACCGTAGTGATGCAAGCCCATGTTTTCTAAAGATATATTTCCCCTTTGCCTTTCGCCTTTCGCCTGTCATTGATGACCGTACTGAAAACAGGCACAAAAAAGCCCCGCTTTCGCGGGGCTATATTGTCTCTTGGGAGACTTTTATTTTTGCTTTTTGTTCACATATCCATGCGCAATTTTAATAAGAGTTTGGCATGGCGTATCATCGCCCTGAGCGATTAGCAGTGCCATCGCTCTCTCAATCAAGGCTTGCGGGGTTTCAGTGCTCGTTGCTTGGGCTTCGCCTTCGCCGCCTTCGGCTTGGGCTTCAGGCTTCAGGGCTTTACATTCAGTTTCAAGGTCGCTCTTGGACTTGCGGACATCGGCAATACCGAGGCGAAACGCCTTGAGGATAGTGGACTTGGCACTGCTAAATGTAGAATATCCTGCGGACTTGCGCTCAATCTTTGACTGCATGGCCTTGAGTGCCTTGTTCAAGTCCTCAATAGCCTCATCAGACCATGTGCCATCAAACAGTACAGCAGTGGTCATGAAGTCCTGCGAGTAGGAAGTTAAACCATTGTAGGCGTCACTGGCTTTCGTGCTGAGTGCAGAGTACTTGCGTACGATGGCGGATTGAACATCATTCAGAACAACAACTGCTTTCGGGGTTTTGGCTTTCGTGGTCATGGGTGTATCTCCGTTTTGGTTTGTGGGTGTACCTGCTTGGTACAAATATAATCATACTCCGATTTTTGGGTATTGCAAGCACTATTTAAAAATAGTCTCTTGGGAGACATTTTCGTTTATCTTGCGTTCATTTTAGGGGCTTTTGGGGACAACTTGTGGATAACTCGCTAGGTGCTCATGTCGCATGGCATGGCTTATGACCGTACAGGCTAGCCCGAAAACGGCTTAAAACGGTTTACAATGCCATCTGATACGGGTATGAATAACGCACCATTATGGTGCATAATCTGAGCTCAGGATTTTGTGTTATCTTATAACATAACTATCTGAATATATTAGGGGGAGCTTATGGATTAGTATTACTACTAATTACTGTACCGCCTAGTACACTATATATCCATCGCGATAGAAGGATATGTATATAAGCTAGTGCTAATATGTAATGTTATACTATAACAGTAGGGCTCAGGCTGTACTAGTGAGCTGCTTCGCTAGTGTGCTGGTGTACTACCACACCCATAGCGGGGTGTCGGGGGGCTCGGTCGCCGATAAGAATGCAACTCCAAAATATCTGCAAGAAATTAACTAGGGGGAGGGCCCCTATCCAAATGCCTCTAGAAGCTCCTGTATGGCTCTAGGAGCTCACCAATCCCCCCTAGGGTGTAGGGGGCTAGCTTGGCGACCCTTTCGGGGGTTCTAAGCGCATGGACAGCCTGCGGCTGTTTATACAGGGGAGTGTATTAGTTTACTAATATTAGCTTTTACATAGTATATTTATACAAATAAAGCTTTACATAAACCAAAAGCTATGATATACTATCTTTAGTATATATAAGAAGCTTTATATATATATATATATCTCACTAAATATCCAAGAATCTAACATCTTTAGCGTTGCGTTGAATAAATGCGCGGCGTTGTTCTACATCTTCACCCATAAGCACTGAGAACAAATCATCAGCTGCTGATGCATCTTCAAGAGTTACTTGAATTAAAACACGATGTTCTGGGTCCATTGTTGTATCCCAAAGTTCTTTAGCTGGCATTTCGCCAAGGCCTTTAAAGCGTTGGATACCGTCATCTTTTGGTAGACGTTTTCCGGCATCGAGGCCGATCTTGATCATGCCATCGCGTTCGCGATCAGAGAAGGCGTATTCGACGGGGTCTTTGCCGCCCCATTTAATTTTATAAAGAGGTGGTTGGGCCAAGTAAACAAAGCCTTTTTCGATTAGTGGGCGCATGAAGCGGAATAGCAAGGTAAGTAGCAGTGTGCGGATATGTTGACCGTCAACATCGGCATCGGCCATCAAAATAATCTTGTGATAGCGAAGTTTTTCTATATCGAAATCTTCGTGAACACCAGTGCCAAGTGCGGTGATTAGCGCTTGTACTTCATTGTTCTGTAAGACGCGATCGATGCGCGCTTTTTCAACGTTAAGAATTTTGCCGCGGATTGGAAGCACTGCTTGGTTGCGCGAATCGCGACCGCCCTTTGTTGAACCACCAGCAGAGTCACCTTCAACAATGTAGAGCTCACACTTTGAAGGATCGGTCCATTGGCAATCCGCTAACTTGCCGGGCATTCCGCGTCCTTCGAGTAAACCTTTGCGGTTACGGGATAGGTCGCGAGCTTTTCGGGCTGCAACACGTGCTGCGGCAGCATCGATGCTCTTTCGGACAATATCTTTGCCTTCTTGTGGGTTTTGTTCAAACCATTGAGTTAAAAATTCGTTTACCGACTTTTGAGTAAATGATTTTGCTTCAGTGTTACCAAGCTTTGTCTTGGTCTGACCTTCAAACTGTGGTTCACCTAGTTTGATAGAAACAATTGCAGTTAAACCTTCGCGGACATCGTCACCAGTTAGGCG